CCCCTTCCCTACTGGGCCCAGGCCGGCTTGCCCACGCTTGCCGGGCGAGGGGGCGAGGCTGCCATCGATCCTGGTACTGCAGCCGATGTTGCCGCGGTCGTGGGTGCCGAAAAGGAGGTCGCTCCTGAAGGTGCACTAGATAGGGTCCGGGAAATACCAAGTGCTGCGCACGCCTTGGCGTAATCGGGGTGGTCAGGTTCAACGGCAAGCTTGACCACATTCTTCTGGCCACCGCGGCCATCGTCTTCAATATCGATGTGCGCAACGAAAGTGAGCCCGTCAAGCTCATGAAAGCCAGCAATGCGCCGGCCTGCCACTGCACCGGCCGAGGTATCCTGTGGCCTCAGATTACGAGCACTGTTGAGCGCTGCCCGTATGAAGGTTCGCCCCATATTTCCCCAAGTCGGACCCTTGGCGCTGTAGAGGCCAATGTTTGACCAAAGCTTTCGCTTGGCAAAGGGGCCTTCGACGATCACAAACTCGCAAGACAGGTAGACCGAACCCGAGTCAAAGTTTTGGGTGGCGTAGCCGCCGGTCCAGCCCTGAGCCGGATCATCGAAACCACCTGGCTTAATGGACATCCTGACGGGGGCGACTGTCCCCTTGGGGATGAGCTCAAAAGACGGTTGTTGGTCGGCGTCGTTAAAGTCGTTCCATGTCGACATCGCTTTACTCCTGATTGATAGCTGATTGAATGGCGGGCACGTTGGATGCAGCAGCACACTTGGCGATGAGCGCGCGTAAATTCGGAGGCTCAAGCAGATTGAGTTGCCCTGATCGGTCCTTTGCTGGAAAGCCGTACGGGTTGATCGTGTGTGTCACGAAGGCCCGATAGGAGCCCCCTTCTTCAGTCTTGAGTTCGGCAAGCGTCACAACCTCATCGACGATGCCGGGTAACTCCGCCGCGGTCTTGGCGCCTTCGATCTGAGGCACGAACACCTTGCGGTTAAAGTCGTCCACTCGCTCATCGAGAATGGCCACAAACACAACGTGTTTGCCCCGTGCATGCTGCAAGTGCGAAAGCGCACCCAGCATCTCCGTGCCGAGCAGCCCATAGGCACCCCGCGTATCGGGCTTGCCACTGCGCTCAGAAACCGCCTGCGGTTGAGTCTTTGCCCACACGAGTGCAAGCCTTGAAAGCACCGTAATGCTGTCCACAAAATAAGTGTCGTACTTTGTAAGCTGCGCGGGGTCGCCGTAGTTCGCACAAACATGTTCAAAGTGGGCTTGTGAGTAAGGCGCATCCGCGGGCAAGGCCGGATTGGGACCCGAGAGAAACACAACAAGATCTCGAAATTCAGGCCACGTTGACGGGCGCACACAGTCCCCGTGCCAGTCTTTCACGGCAAGATCGCCCGCTTCAAGGTCGACAAAGAGTGTCGTGGCCTCATCGAGGGTCTTCAGTTGTGTTGTTTTTCCTATACCGCTCTTGCCAAGCAGTACAAGCTTGACGCCTTTCTTTTCGCGCAGCCTTTCATCGGCCGTGATGATGGGTAGTCTCATCGCCCTACTCCTTCATCAGCGCGAGGCGATAGCTCACCCGGCCGCTTTTGACAGTCCGCGCTTCAAGAAACGATGCTCGTAGCGTTTCAGGCCAGGCCTTAAATCGGCTTTCTGGCACCGAGTAGCTGATGTCGATGTACTGATGCACATCTTCACCACTTTGCGAGATCCGCGCAGAGATTTGGGCAAGCTTGGCCTGGTCCCAGTGAACCTCTTTCTTGAGTTCTGATGTCACGCGCACGTTGCCGTCATCGAGATGCACAACACCGCTTTCTTTGCCAAGTTCAAGGCGAAGCCGGTTAACCCGATCACCGAAACGAAAGTCAATGGCCGCGTCGATGTGCGATTGAAGTGCTCGTTCTTTGGCAAGTCGCTCCACAACACTGCTTCGCAGTTGAAAGAGTTCAGCCGACGAGGTTTGTGCCAGCACGCCGACAGGCGTCTGAAGAATCTGATCTGAGCTTGGTGCCGCGTTCATGCTGCACCCCGCACGACGTAGCGCTCTGATGTGCTCTTGCGAAGGCTATTGGCCTCAAACGCCTCGACGTCTTCGATGCGATAGCGAACACAGCCAGGCAGCCTTAAGAACACGGGACCGATGCCCTGAGAGCGCCAACGCTCAAGGGTGTTCTCGCACAAATCCCAGCGCTCTGCGAGATCTCGCTGGCTAAGGTGGCGAAGGGGGTTTTCGATTTGCAATGTCATCTCCTTGAAGTTGAAAGTGGCCCTGCTTCAGGCGGTTGCATGGCCGCGCTAGGCAGTGCATGAATCATTTCAAGGAGTGTTCTGCAGGATATTCGGCAGATGCTGCAGCCAGGTGCTGCAACAACACTTCAAAGCATCAATGGCGCATCTAGTTCGATCGACCTAGTTCATGGCTAGCAAAGGCCAGTGCTGTT